CTGCAGATGCAGGCAATACTAAACTTATATTACCAGAAAATGCAGAATGAGGAGGTGCTTTTACTTCAGCATAATGTGCATTACCTGACTCACAATATAATCTTATTACAGATTCTGAACCAGCATTTTTAACATCTACTATACCACCACTAAGACTTACTGTACCTCCAACAATAGCATTACCAGATACAGAAACATCATCTTCAAATTCTGCTTTACCTGTTGCTAAAAATGTACCTCCTATAGAAGTATTACCATTTACATCTAGTGTGCTACCTAAAGATACTGCTCCGGCTATTGTAGTATGACCTCCAATATTCATATCACCAGATACTGATACATCACCTTTAATAGTAACTGTAGAGTTAAAGTTTGCAGCACCATTTACACTAACTGTACTTTGTAAGTGTGCAGCACCTACGACTGTAGTAGTACCACTTACATATAAATTACCACCTATAGTAGCATTTGAAACTGATATATTACCTTGAACAACAGCAGTAATATTACTTAAATTAGAACCATCTCCAAAGAATGCTGAAGCACATACTTTAGAACTTACATGAACATCTCCTTTGACTGTAACATTACCACCTAATGATACATTACCGGCTACATCAAGTGTACCACCAATACTTGCATTACCTGCAATAGTAGTTGTACCACCTATATTAACATTACCAGAAACAGATACACTATCTTTAAATGTTCCTGCTCCTGCTACTGTTACAGTTGAATTAAATCCTGCTGCTCCATTTACACTTAATGTGCTTTTTAAATGTGTAGCACCTTCTATTGTTGCAGTAGAGGATACTTTTAATGTACCACCTATTTGTGCATTTGAAACTGATATATTACCTGTAATAGGTATACCTGTAATGTTTGTACCATCACCATAAAATGCAGAGGCACAAACTTTAGAGCTAACATGAACATCACCTTTTACAGTTACATTACCTCCAAGACTTACATTGCCTGCTACATCTAATGTGCCACCTACAGAGGCATTACCTGAAACTCTAATAGCTCCTAAAAATCCTGCTGTACCTGATACAGTTGCTGTACTTAACATATTTACAGCACCACCAACAGATAATGTACCACCTATTGTTGCATTACCTACAAGAACTGAATCACCACTAATACAAACATCATCATTAAAATCTACTTTATCACCAAATGTTTTATTAGTTAATGTATCAGTAGTAGATGTTCCAACTAATGTTGCTGCACTTGTTGGTAGTGTAATTGTTATATTACCACTAAAAGAAGAATGTGGAGGAGCTTGTAAAGCTGCATAATGTGCATTACTATTTTCACAGTATAGTTTTATATTAGATTGTGTGCCTGTATTTTTAACTTGTATCTCACCACCAGATACCATAATATTACCACCAATAGTAACATTACCACCTACAGTTACATTATTAGTAACAATTAAACTAGATACAGATACATCACCAGTAAATACTAAACCTGTTAAATTAGAACCATCACCATAAAAAGCACTAGCACAAACTTTACTATGTGCTTGAAAGTTACCTGCTACAGAAGCATCTCCTGATACTCCAAACTTTGCACCTACAAAAGTATTACCAGTAACAGAAAGATTACCATTTATTTGAGCAGCACTTGTAGCTAATTGTAAAGCTGTAGCACTACCATCACCATCTTGTATTGTTACTAAAGAACCAGTTATACCTGTATTAGTAGAAACACCTATTTTTAATAGTTGCTTATATGTATTATTTATTAATCTTCCTGTTAGTGTTGTCATATTGTATCCCACTTTCTACCAATTTGTGTTGAGTCATCATTCCACGTTATATCTGTTGTATTCCATATAGCATTTCTACCACCATCATCAGGTCTAGCATGTCTTATAGCTGGGTCTTCTCTAACATCTGGAACTCTATTCTGTGGATGATTATGTAAATCATATCGACCATCAAAACATGTTGGACATCTTAGTGTGTTATAACTACTTAATCGCATAATTCTTAATGGATAAACAAATCCACATTCATCACACATTGCCTTTGCTCTTTTTTCAGTAGCCATTAAATAATTCTTAATTTAGGTTTAAAAAATATACTTGCTCTTTCTTTATCTTCTTCCATTGCTCTTTTTAATAATTCTTCATAGTTTGCTTTTAATAATGCTAACCTTTCACCAGGTATATTAGGTCTTTTTAATCCCATATAATATGCAAGACCTGCAGTAAGACAAGGTAAAAATCTTACTGGAGCATCTGCATTTTGTTGAAATGATTTATTTGTATCTTGTACTTGACGTATTAATTCTACCTGTATAAGACCAGTTGCATCTGGCACAGGATATAAGAATATTTTAGGATTAGCTAAATTTCTTTTTACAGTATATTGTGTAGGCCTGCCTGTTTGAAATTTATTAGGTATGATGTGATATTCTTCAAATGATTTTCTTTCTAATTTAGTTTCTGCTGATGTGCTATTTGGTTGAAAGGTTACTACTAAAGCATCTATTGCAGATGAATCTAAATCATATGTTGTAACACTAGAGGATACTGTTACTGTTGTTGTATCTGTATTCCAAAGCAATACACCTCTATTCTGCCAATCATTTAACATTAAGTTAATAGAACGTCTAGCTGATTGTGGTTCATGACCTAGTGTTTGCTCACCACCAATCATTTCCATTGCTTCTTGAATTACTTCATCTATATCTAAATTAAAATTGTATGTTCCTGATTGTGCCATTATACTTTTCTTGATTCCTTTAATTGTTTCTTAGCTGCTTTTGCTAATCTTGATTGTTGTGGTTTACCACCGAACTTTGCTCGTTGTTCTAATACAGTTAATATCTGTATTTTTCTAGCATAAGGTTTTTTAATTCGTTTTACTTTTGCTATAGTTTTTTTAGCATCTGCTACAGTAGCATATTTAATACTTACTGTATCCTTTGGATTCTCATCTGTGTATAATCTACGACCAGAACCTTTAGGCTTTTTTCCTGTTCCTACTTTTGGGTCTCTTTTTTTCGTTTTGCTTGACATATTTTTTTACAATCTCTGACTGCCTCTTATGTAGTCGAGAAGCCTTTTCTAATTGTTTAGATACTTTTTTTAATTTTCTTACCATGTTATATTCTTGTTGTTGTTTTTTAAATACAAATAATATTTGATTATTCATAACACACCTCCTAATTAAAGTTAGTGCGTTTCTTCAGTTAATACTTACTTCCAACTCATAGAGTCAAACGAATTATATTTTATTTTTTATCCATCTGTATGCTGCATAAACACATAAACCAAGTATGATATAAAGTATTCCATCAAACCAAGATATATTATGAACTGTATTAATTAACTCAGATGTTATCTTCATGTTTTTTTCTTTTTCTTAAATGTTCTTACGTTTGTAGGTTTACCACCTACTCCTTGTGCCTTTGCTCTTTTTCTTTTAACAGCACTTGTTATTTGTGATTTAGTCATTTTTCTAGCTGTTGCTCTTGGTACACATTTAGGATATTTTCTTTTACTACCTTTTGTAGTTGCTCTACCACAAGATTGAAACTTACCTTTTTTCTTGGGTGCTCCTATATCTACCCAATCACCTTTAGGTCCTTTGCCAAACCATGCTGTAAGTCCACCTTTAGGTTTAGCCATTACGAACTCCTATATCCACCACCACGTTTTTTATAGGTGCGAACTAACCAAGCATTAGCATATGCACTTGGGTAAACGTCAAACTTTCTTTTAGCTTCAGATTTTACTCTAGCATATAAAGAAGGGTTAGTGGGTTTAGAACCACTCTTTTTACTTTTCTTTTTAGCAGCCATTATTTTCTTCTTGCATTTCTACGTGCAGCCATACCAGATAACACTACTTTACCGAATTTCTTTTTTACTAATCCACCAGCTTTAGCACCATACTTAGTACTCATTCCCATAGTTCCTTTAGCTGCATATTTAGTTTTCATTTTTCCTGGCATCTTTATTCTCCTTGTATAAATTATTAAATGTTATTTCAGGGTCAGTATAACTATCATGTATCTCTGCTGCATGT